TGCTCTACATTCAAATCTTTTTTATACACATTATAATCCAAACAAGTATTTAGAACTCTGGAAATATTCAAATCAACAACAAACCCCATTTTTTTAATTCCATTATTTATTTTATCATTATCACTATTATTGATACTTTCAGTCATACAACGATACATCATTTGGATAATCTTATCACTTGAAACAATATCATTAAACAGAAATACTACATCTACAAATGGTAATGTAATTCCCAAAGTTAATTGATTTCCTGCTAATAAAATCAACCCATCTTTTCCTTCTTCTTTTGCTTTCAATTCCCAATTTTTTATTTCTTCTTTGATGTCTTTCAATTTATACTCTTTTTTAGAATTCACAATTTTTATTTCATAATTTTTAAGGATACTATTTTTCCCCATTCTATCTTTCAAATGTTCGCTTACTTTATTAATTGTCATATTTATCCCAAAAGGTACGAACCATAATTGACTTGTAAAATCTCCATTATTCAATCGTGTTCTGCTATTCTTTTCAATAGCAATTCGTTTTATTCTTCCAAATATAGATAAATCTTTTTTAGGGTAATCTTGTTCCTTATTACTTCCAGTAATATATCTCAACATCGTATCAACTTCATTTGGAAAATTTCCACTTAAAAGTGCACCATTTGAAAATCCATACGAAGTATCTTTAATTTGTTCTTTGATTACTTCAAACCTTTTTCTATCCATCATATTTGTAAGAATATGTAAATCAGGCATTCTATCATAAATTTTTAATAATTGTTCTTTATTTTCTTTGGTTAAGAACAATAATACATCTTCTCCATGCTTATCTACTAAACCTTGAATGTCTCTTTTTTTACATAATTGTTCGTCTTCAATATCCCAATAAAACTGACAATCTGTTGGAATATTCCATTCACTTAAAGGTTTCGCATATGTTGCGGTTAAATATAATTTAATCGTTTTTGGCGATGAGTATGATTGTAAAATATTTTTAGACATTAATGTTGTTCCGTGAAAATGGTTCTCATCAAACACAATAAAATCTAAATTGAGTTGTTGTATCGCTTCAACTTTTTTTTCACATACATAATCATCTAATAATTGTTTGCTTACAATAATAATATTATTTCCTTGAAGAACCATCGTTTCAAAATCAGTTCCTTTTTTAATTTCAACAATATTTATTCCATTAAAATCTATAAATTTATGAAATAAATCATCTGTGAATTGAGATAATGTTTCTGTTGGTGCTGGTGTGATTATTAATACATTTATTGTTCCGAATTTTTTATAATATTTAATAATTAGTCCTCCAACACAATAAGTTTTTCCAGACCTTGCTTTTGCTCCTAATAACAATTCCTTTTCTCCTTCATAAATTCTTTCCATTTGTTTATATGTAATTAATTCTTGATGAAATCGTAATTCTAATGGGATTTTTTCATTACAAAATTTAGAATTTACTTCATCAATAGTAATGTCTTGTATTGTATGTTTTAGATGTTGAAAACACAATTCTAAATCTTCTAAATCTAAAATGTGGTGAATATTTTCTGTTATGTAATTGTTTGTTGCTTGACTTGAATTAATAATATCCAATACTTTTTGTTTATTATTTACGGCAAGATAAATATCACAATCTTTATATTTATGCGAGTGTTGTTTTACAATTGCTAAAATTTTCTCAACATCATAATCATCAATAGATTTCTTACTATCATCTAAATAAAACTTGGAAGACATAAAAATCCATTTACCATTATTTTTATTTTGTAAAGTAATATCGCTTGAACCTCCTTTTCCTTTGCTAAATACAGATATACATCGTAAATAAATTTCTAAATTAACCACTTTTTTTAATTTACAAGTATTAATATTTCCTTCATAATGGTCATAAATATCATTCGGCAAAATGGACAAAAATCCAAATTTAATGATAATATCCCATACCTTTTCAAATATATTACCTCTTTTAGATTGTGTTTCTGCCTTTGTTTTTCCATTTACAGATTGTAAAAGTTCTGCAAAAGTAGAACCTTCTTTAATTTTTTCGAATAATTCAATTCCATTCATTTTTGACAAGTTATATTTTAGTAAAGTATGTTATCTTTATTATTTTAAAAAAGTAATTCAATTTTTTATTTAAATAAAAATATATTTGATGATTATTAGGTTTAATCCAGATAAATATAATAATACTAAAAATATCTCCGTTAATCCTATGATTTATATGCGTTTGCCTATTTTAAAAGAAGAAATAGAAAAACAAATTGAAAGAATTAAAAAAGAGGAAAATACGAAATTATTAGAAATAATCAAATTATATTATGATGGTTATAATTGATTTAAAATTAAATAACTATATATATTAATTATATGGCAGGAGGATTAATGAATTTGGTCTCAGAGGGCCAACAAAATATAATATTAAACGGTAATCCTAGCAAGACCTTTTACAAGGCAGTTTATCAAAAGTATACAAACTTTGGTCTCCAGAAATTTCGTCTTGATTTTGAAGGAGCTAAAACGCTAAGATTAAATGAAGAATCTACGTTTACATTTAAAGTGAAACGCTATGCTGATTTGCTTATGGACTGTTATTTAAGCGTAGAGCTTCCGAACATATGGTCTCCTATAATGCCGCCCCAAGAAATAACAAACCCAGATGGTACCCCAGGATACACTCCTTGGGTTGGATATGATTTTAAATGGATTGACAATATTGGAGCACAAATGGTAAGCCAAATATTAATCACTTGTGGTAATCAAACACTCCAACAATACTCGGGGCAATATCTTTTATCGTCAGTCCAGAGAGACTTTAGCACAGATAAGAAAGCTTTATTCGACCAAATGTCTGGAAATGTACCAGAGCTTAATGACCCAGCAAATGCGGGAACTCGTGTAAACGCATATCCAAATGCTTATTATACAACCAACCCAGCCGGAGCTGAACCCTCAATACGTGGCAGAATAATTTATATACCATTAAATTCGTGGTTTGGATTAAAAACTCAACAAGCGTTTCCTTTAGTGGCCTTACAATATAATGAATTACAAATAACAGTTACCTTTAGACCAATCAATGAATTATTCAGAATTCGTGACGTATTTGATTACACAAATAATTTCCCATATATACAGCCCAATTTTAATCAATATTACCAACAATTTTATCGTTTTCTTCAACCTCCACCTGATATTGAGTTAGGTCCAACATCATATGTTGATACAAGAACAATTTGGAATTCTGATATAAATTTAAATTGTACTTATGCTTTTCTCTCTAATGATGAAGTAAAGTTGTTTGCTAAAAACAGTCAAAATTACTTATTCAAACAAGTTCATGAGAATATTTTCTATAATGTAACAGGAGCAAACAAGATTCAACTAGAATCATTAGGTTTAGTCTCAAGTTGGATGTGGTATTTACAGCGAAGTGATGCTAATTTAAGAAATGAATGGTCTAACTACACAAATTGGCCTTATAATTATATACCAAATGATTTACAATTGGCTCCTACGGCAGGCAGTTATACAAATCCTAATCCGCCACCTGGCACATTTGGTCCAGGATTAAATCCGGATGGAACTTTAAGTGGTCTAATGATTACAGGAGACTATAGTATGCAGAATATTAAACCTATTTTAGTTGGTCTTGGAATCCTTTTGGACGGCCAATATAGAGAGAACATTCAGCCAGCAGGTGTTTATAATTTTATTGAAAAATACACAAGAACGCCAGGAAATGCTCCCGAAGGATTATATTGTTATAATTTTTGTTTGGATACATCACCTTATAATTTACAGCCATCAGGTGCGATAAATATGAATCGTTTTAATCAGATAGAGTTTGAGTTTACCACAGTTATTCCACAGTTGGATCCTTTGGCCCAAGTTTTAACAATTTGTGACCCTGATACAGGTGATATTATTGGTATTAATAAACCAACATTTAGAATTTACGATTATAATTATAATTTTGTACTTTTTGAAGAAAGAATAAATATTGTCACATTTATTGGTGGTAACGCTGGATTAATGTATGCTACTTAGTTAATAAAAAATAAGTTTAAAAATATTTAATAGTTAATATTTAATTCTATTTTTATAATAACACGGTTTACAAAATATATTATTTTTATATTTTTCATCTACATCAAAATCATCATTACAAAAAGAACATTTTTTTATAATATTTTTTTTATGATATTTTTTTTTACAACAAGCATTACAATAAGTTCGCCATTTATTTTCTTCATTTACATCAAATTTATAATCGCAATGTATGCAATTTTTTGTTGTTATTTTACAAATAAATTTATAATCACACTTATAACATCGCATATTTTTATTTTGTAAAACAGCAACAATTTTACAATCAATACATTTAGTTATATTTTCATCGCAACAAGGACAATATAAATCGTTTGAAATTATTTCACTTATAAATATTTCTGGACACATTTCACATTTATTTAATTTACATATTTTATGACATTCTTTACATAAATCATTTGTTATATTATAACTTTTTTTATCACAACATAAACAATCTTCTATTTTAATAATTTTTATTTTTTTATTAGTATTTATTTTTATCTTTTTTTCTTCATTTTTAGAACATTTTGAACAAATTTGAACATCACAATCTTGTGTATTATATATTATACATTTTTCACAAAGTACACATTTTCTTGATACACATACGTTTGTCCCATAAGTTTTATTTAATCTATTTATCTCCTTTTCCATTTTTTTCATTTCTTTTTCTCTTTCTTTTCTTTTCATCTCCTCTTCTTTTTCAAGTTTTTTCATAGCTCTTTCATTTTCATAAAATCCTTCAGGTTTTCCTTCATCTCTTTCTTTTTCGTGTTCTTTATGCTCTTTAATTTTTTTACAGTTAGATTTATAATTAGGGTCGTTTTTATTTATAAGACCATATTTGAGATTACAAATACAACCAACATTAATTGTAATACCTGAGTATTTATTACAAAATCTATGTATATTTTCTATAGGTTCATTACATATGCATGTTTCTTTTCCGCAACGCCAACCTTTAGAATCAAAATCACTAACTGCTGATGAATTATTAAATGCTAATTTTAAATCTTCTACTGATGTAAATTCATTTATTTTTTTTTCTGGATATGTTAATAATAATATAAATGTTAAATTATCA